CGCTCATAATTTATCTTTTTTCGATCATAAACAAAATCTAAATAATCTATGATTATACTATAGATTAATTTGGGGGGTATATTTATTTTCATGTTAGCAGTAATGCTGTGTATTGCCACAATTAGGGCATTCAAGAGTATCATCGCTTGAAGAATAATGGAAATACTCGCCTGTTTCCCAATCTTCCATACATTTAGCAATCTGCCCCTCAAATTCACAACTGTCGCATTTGTAAGTGCCAGTGAAAGCACTACCGCTAACAAGTTGTATAGCCGATTGCCGAGTTTGTTGTTTATTCATCATTTCTACTTTTAATTAAATTACTACTAAATTGACAGGTTAGTGCTTTTAAGTCGGCAACCTGCCATACAACCGACCGTTAGCCACAATTGGCTGATAAAAAAGCTTTAGCTTCTTTGTAGCCATTGCCATGTCTTAAAGGTTTGTCTATCTGTTCTAAATGTTCGTAGAAATCAGCCAACAGTTCACGTTGTTGGCTAACATGCGATATAGAAAATACTTTTACTAGCGTTTCTGCTAATTTGTAAGTTGTAGTTTCATAATCTGCACCTTCCCTTAATTCTCGTACATACCCACTTAACAACATTATTGTTTTCATTTCGGGGTTGTTTAATGCTTCTTGTTCTGTCATAATATTTTTAGTTTTTAAATCCGTAAAAGTACTTTCCATATCGCTGTCCGCAAAACGTTCGCTTCGCAACGCTAACACTGCATATATTGCATTTGCCTTCACTTTCATTAGCTGCTTGCCATCCCGCATGAAATGAATCAGCAGCAAATTGTTCATAATCTCCTTGGTATGTTTTGTTAGTTTGTTCAATTAATCAAACATCAAATTTAAAAACTCCTTATCGAAAATTTCAGGCGTAATATCCGGTAAAAATCGTTTCAAAATAACCGGCTGTGCATTTTTTACAAATGACTGGAATTTAATTTGGCTCATATTCTTAAAATCAATTGATCGCGGCACGTAAATCTCCTTACCTCCTAAAGAAATATGCAAATCATAATATCCTAATTGTAATTTCAATTCAATCAAAAGAGTATCGATCGAAGTATAACGATCGCTTATTAATCCAGTTTCTTTGTCAGTATAAGTCATAATTCGCTCCGGAATATGTTCCAAAACTTTAGAAAGTAATTTAAAAAATCGTCTATGATATAACAGGCTTCTTGCATCATAAGTTTGAAATGAAACAAATTCCCCCTCCAGAAGTTTTTCTAATACTTTTTTATCTTCTTCTTCATAAGCCAGAAGTTGCCCATTTTCCTTGATTAATAAATTATCTTTTTTCATTATTTCAATGTCACTTTTGCCGTTGTCGTACTCGTTCTTATTGGCTGAAATATTTCAATAATCTCTCCGGTTTCTTCATTAATTATATTTACCGATCCTTTAATTCCTTTTAAAAAATTTTGGCGTGATTCTATTTTTGCTTTTAATTCTAATGTACTTATAGCATATTTTGCAATTTCAAAATCATTACAATTTGAATAATCATATTTTACTCCTGCTTCTACTACACTTAATTTAGCAGTTTTATATTCAATGTCTTTTTCTGAATATTTGCTAAGTTCATCAACTGCTAATTGATTCAAGTATTCTTTAATATTTTTAACCATTTTTTCAAATCCCTTGATACATAATAATATATCTAAAGGATTTACATCACCAGAATCTAAAGTATCTTTTAATTCATTTGAAAATTTCGATACTTGATCATTTGATTCTGGTAATAATCTGATTACTGACATTACATTCATGATGATTGCTTTATTAATTCGTCTTTAAAATCTTTTCTCATTTTATATACCTTTTCAATATCTTCCATTTTTATTGTTTTGGCTTTTAATTTAGCTACTGCATTAGTCCAATCTTTAGTATTTTTGTTTAACCATTTTTTTTCATTAACTTCATTAGATGAAGCATTAGGTTTCTTTGCATTATCTACATTGTCAGGGTCTAATGTATTATCACTAATTCCGAAAGTTGTCATTTTCAAATATCTCTCAGTATAAGTAACACAACCACCTAGTTGTTGAGCTGCATTTGTGGCGGTTATTGAAGGAATAGCAGTAGCCATTGTTATTGTTTCCTTTTCGTCAGTTTCTAAATCAATAATAACTAATTCGCCATATTCTCCAAATTCATTTCTTTTTAGACTGAATAAAGTTAATAAATTTGCATCTTGACAAGCAAGAAACACTAACTTATTTATCTGATCTGGGGTGAAATATTTATATTTAGAATAATCATTCCATCCCTCTTTTTTCATATCAGTCATACTGATATGCTGTTTTGCTGCAAGAATTTTTTTATAAATTTCCATAATATTTATAATTTATTGGGGTTAAAAATTTTCATTTCTTCGAATAAATCGGTTTCGACTTCTTCAATATCTTCAACATATTCATAAGTGCAATTTTCGGGCTGTTGTGACAATACTGTTTTTACAACATCATCAGATTCACATTCTATAATTTTAGAATAGAATACTTTTAGCTTTATTTTTTTCATAGTGATTTATTTAATTTTGTAATCAACAGATATATTATTACGAGTGATTATGTGACGAATCATTTCAAAACGGCTTTCCTCCCTGAATATTTTTCGCAGGTCTAAATCCAATCATAATTTGATTTGTGTCATTTTTTGATTTCAAATATCCATATTTGAAATAATAATCATTAATATCATTTGGATTCATACTTAATTCTTCTTTCTTATTCTTTTTAATATTATTTCCGACAAAAAAACAAACTCCTAATATGGATGCAATAATCAATACTGCTCCAATAATTACTATTATGATAAATAATTTTTCCATTTTTATGTGTTCAGTTTTCATAATTACGATTTATTAATTATTATATCGCAAAGTAAGTAATTGTTTTTGATATATCAAAACTTATTTATATCTTTGTTTCATGTTTAATAGCATTTTTTTATATCAAGTAAATAACGTTTTTTTGTGAAATGAAACATAAAAGTCATAACGTGGGAGAAAATCATCCCCGGGCCCGATTTACTGATAAAATGGTAAAACGAATGAGAGAATTAAAAGAAATGGGAATAAGTATAAAAGAGTTATCAGATTTCTATAAAACTACATATAATCATATGTACAAATTAACATCTGAAAAGCATTATTTTAAACATTTAAACTAAAAATAAAATTATGATACCGATAGAATTAGGAATAATAGTGATAATTGCGGCAATAATAGTAGCCTTTTTATATGCAAAAATGATATTAATTTGGCGTAATGTAATGCTAAAACAAAATGAAAGATGGTTAAAAGATGCTGAAAGGCTACGGGAATTACGGTATGAGTAGTGGAACAATTAGAATGAAATTATACGGAAAATACAGGGATGTATGGGTATCTGATACAAAGAATTGTAAAAACTATAAGTGCTTTCATCCACACAACTGCACAGTACAAGGAGCAAGGGGTGTTAGAAGTAGTACTGAAAGATATATGTGCCTTACAAATGTAAATCACGGATGTCCAAATGAACCACAAACGCAATAAAAATTACTGCGTACAACGGTTTAAATATGGCAAGTGCCATCACAGACTTTAATTAAAAACACTAAAGATTAGAATTATGAAAAGATTTACCCAAAGAATACGAAAGGCATTTGATATATTTTTTGTTAGGCGTATGTACGTTATTACACAAATTGATAATGGCGTAAAATATTACTACAAGGGTGCAGATAGTAAATGGACACCAATTTTTGAAGGGGCTAAACACTATAAAAAGAAACCTGACTTTGATTGGATAAGTGAACTTTGGCATAAGGTAGAAGAGTATGACGCATTGTTAGGCGTAGTTGCTTCTGAAAAAGAACAAAAGGTATTGATTTGTAATAACTGTAAAAATATATGGATAGCACCAAAAGACAGATGTGATTGTGGATGCACTATACTAACAGAAACGCACCCAAGCAACTATAAGTATGCTCGCAATTACGCCTAACGGCTAAGGTATGCAGCGTTTGAGCGTTTTAATTAATTAATACAAACTTAAAATAATATATTATGATTGACAAATACGAACTAATTGAATGTTTAGAATGGTTACAAGATAAAGGCTTTATTCAGTTTAAAGAAAGTGCAAAAGTTGATATGGTTGAAGAATATTTAAGTAATTGCGGTGGAGAAAATGCTGTATTACCTATTGTTATAAACCGTACATACAAATGTGATAGATGTGGTACTGTTTATATACCTGTAAGTGGAATTGTAAATGCAGGATGCTGCACTGCACCAGTAACGCATAGAACTAGCGGACTTTGTGGTGGTCAATTAACAGAAATTACTAGCTAAGTATGGTTTATAATGTTGAATAAAATATGGGATGGAAAATTAAGAACATTAACTAAATAACAGATGAATTATGGAAAATGTAGAAAAGAAAAAAATTACAAAAAAAGAATTAATTGATTTCTATAATAAAATGAAATCTAACGTAATCGAACAAGTTGGTTATATATGGTTACCCTCGATTGACGGATTTAAGATATTTGAAATACCTGCAGAAAGACTTGATCTGTACTTAAAGGCGGAAAGCATGCATAACCAATTATCAATTAATGAAATCAAAGAGAGTTCTTAATTTTATTTCCTATGATTTTTAGTTAAGATTTGTCGCTTGTAAAAGCACTAATTTACAGATAACTAAGTAGGAAATAGTGCGAAGGCATATTTTATTCAACATTAAGATCAATCGGTTTTGGAATTTAAATTTGATAATTATGAAAACATTATTAGAAGCATTAAATGATGAATACAAAGAAAAATTTGCAGCCTTGTTAATAGTTGCAGAAATGTTTGAAAAAGAAGATGAATTAATATTTAAGGAATTACTTAAAAAAGCCGCTGGCTGTAAATTGATGATTAAAGAATATGAAGCTGAATTATCAAAATTAAATACAGGGGAGAAAGGAAGGGTGAGCGACAGCGAACAGCGAAGGAGCGCAAGCGATTGATCTTAACGGATGGCAATATGTGGCGTTTTTTCTATGCCATATATTGCGTGTTAGGTGTCTGTAAAATAAAAAAATAGGGAAGGCAATTTTTAACTTAAATATATACAAAAATGAAAAAGAATTATAGAGAAATTGAATTTGGATTTGGAAACATCGAATCTGCTGTAAAAGAATTGAAAAGCCATAAAGATTTGGTTTGTGGAACATTTAACGGACAAATATTATACTCCGATATTGATGATATGGATTCCGCTTACAAAAAAGTAACAGGAAGCACAAAGGCTGAATTTGATGAAGCTAGAAGATTGGAAAATGCAGAATATGAACGCCAAAAGAAAGAGCATAAAGAAGCAATACCACAGTTAACTATTGAATGGATAGAAAAAGGAAATAAAATACTCGACAAGAAACACCATAAGACTTGGGCTAAATGCGTTCCAATTAGACTTGGTGATTTGTATCGAGGAATGGAATTAGGAAACTGCCTTGAAATAGTTGAGCAATTAAATAAAGGTGCTGAACTTGAAAAAGTAAAACCACTTATAGAAGACCAAGGACACTCTGGAATGTCTTTTGGCTTAGTTTGTTCTATGGTAAAAGATTTTTGCGATAGGGGTGCTGAATTTGTTAGCTATGTACGTTAATCAAATGGTTTTGCAAAAACCAAGGTGCGGTGGGATTTTTTTATTTTATTGCACCTAATGTTTTGGAGAATAAGGGATGGTTTTTAAGCTGTATTAGAGATGAAATTTATTGTTAAACTAAAAATAAATATTATGAATTTGATAAACATTGCAGATTTAGAAAACCCGAAAACGGGAAAAACTTACAGAGAAGAAAATAATGCTAAAGTACATAAGTACAAGATTGATGATCTAATTGAAATTATAGCTTGGGATGAAGATTGTGAGTACGGAGGAATGAGACTTTACGTAATTGGTTGCGTTAGAGACTGTGACGGCACTCCACTATATGTACTTGGTAGCAAGGGCATGGAATTATATCAGAAAGCATTTGTTAAACCTGATACTTGCTATAATTTTAATTCTTTCTCGGGTTTTGGCGAAGAAAGTTTGAAGCTAGTTAAATCTGCTTAGTATCTGAATAATATTTATTCTCTATTAAATGCAGCTTAAAAACTTGCCCTTGATTCTTTAGTTAGAGGTTGTGATATTTGGTAAAAACCTTTATTAGAACGCAAGTTTTTAAGGCGTGAAGGAGTATTCTCCAAAACATTAGAGTTAATGATATTAGGGTTTTTGTGTGGAGGGCGAGGAAGCGGGCGAAGCCCAATTTAGGATGGGCGTATCATTAACTCTAACATCGCAGGTTATATGAGATGTAAATTCTACAACATTGATTGATAAAAGATAAAGTAACAAATTGAATATAATTATAAATTTAGTATAAACTAAAAAATAAAAAAGCGATGGAACAAAAATTATTTACAGAGATGAAGATTAATAACGGAAATACTCATATAATAGCAAGATGTCCAGATGAAGATGATGAAATGTGCATTACTATTAAGAATAGATATAAAGTTAATTTTAGTATGACGCTTCAGGAAGCTAAAGACTTTGCAGACTTTATAAATGCACATGTTAAAAATGCTATTGAATCTAATAAATAGCGGAGCGTAAGCTTTTATTTTTTATAGATTCTGAGTTGTGGAATTTATGTCTTATGATAACTTAGTTAATGGTAGTTGTTAGTGGTTTGAAAAGAACGTTTCAGATACAGTCATAAGACATGTGCGGAAGGCATATAACCTGCGATGTTAAAGGTAATTGTTGTTTAGCCTTTTCGTGTGTAGGCAAAAAGGAAGGTTTAAAATTATCATGATTAGAGTAGTTACACTACCTAAATAGCAATAAATTTAATGTCATGTATTTGGCACCATTTACTTGACAATTTTAAATAGGAAGGTTTTTAGCGTGAAACAATTACCTTTAACGGTTAGCTTAAGTGGAGTTTGCCAACAAATACAGGAAAGATTTAAACGAGAATATTAACCAATAATTTACGAGCGATGGGAAAAAGTAAGTTAATAACAGTAGATGATATTTATATTGAATTAGAATCAATTTTTGATAACTTCGAATCTGGTTATAACAGGAGAATTGCTGTTTATAAAAAATTAAATGAATTATTACCAAACTGGGAAGGGCGTGTTAGCAAAAAGAAACAAACGAGTGAGCAAATTCCATTTGAAGCGTTGTTAGGAGTTTCGTTGCCTATATGTAAAAATTGTAAAAAAACGATGAAGATTGCAGCTTATGAATGTGAATGTGGAATAGTTAGAGAAGGATAGGCAATGACTCCTAACGAATTATGGTATGAAAAGTTGCGGATTTAATGGTAGAACTTTTCAGCCTACAACAAAATTAAATTAGAATTACAAACCTACGGATTGCTACGCACCCGCAATTTTTTATACCATGTGTTAGCGTTTCGTGCATTATTAAACATATGTCAAAAGTAATAGTTAGAAAAACAATCGCGACCAATTATCAATCTGAATTAGATTATCCAATTTACTTGAATTTTCAAAACGAAGATTGTTTGGATGAATTGGTTAAAGTTGACGAAAAGTATAGAATAACCGTAAAGCATAATCATTTTGGTTTTGAAATTGATTACTCTACAATGAACACTATATTTGAACATGACCTATGTAGTTTAACTACAAAAGAACATTTTGAGCAATTTTTAGATGAGGCAATTAAAATATTAAACAAATGAAACCTGACTTTTTTCAAATAAAAAAAGGATGCTATAAAATCGGCATTAACCAATTTATATCTGGAATGGATAATAAACCAGTAGTTCGAGTAGAATGCGTAAATGATTATACCCACGCTCAGGATATAGATGACGAATGGATAGACGAACAAATTTGCGCTATGTTTACATTTAGGAATATAGATGATTATGATTTATTTATTCAAAAGTTGCAAGATGCACGGTCGTTTCTTTTGCATGAACGCTAACAACGGTAAGCATAAACAACGTACGCACAGTTTAGTATAAAAGATAAATTGAAAAACAAAAATAAAAAGCGAAGCGTGGGAAAAGTTATTATAGTTTTTTTAAGCCAGTTGATTTTCGGATTCGTAAGAAACCTTAACACAAGATACGTATCTAAAGAAAATGTAAAATTAAGCGTGATAACTGGGTTTTTAGTAAAAACATCTTGGTTAGTAGCTACATATTTAGGAGTTTCTTCATTAATAGAAGGAAATTATATAGTAACTGCATTTTATATAATAGGTGGGGTGTTAGGTGATTATTTATCGTTTAAAATTAAAATATGAAACAATTTATAAGTTTTAGTGGTGGCGTTGAAAGCTCAACGATGTGTGTTTTGTTTGGAAATAAAGCAGATGCTATATTTTGCGATACTGGTTTTGAACATGAAGAAATTTATAAAAGAATTGATTTGGTTGAACATTGGGTTAAAAACTTTCATAGATCAGATTTTAAAATACATAGAATACAAAACGAAAAGCATGGAAGTTTAATTGACTACATAAAAGAAGCAAAGTTTTATCCAAGTTTCCAAGCTAGATATTGCACTAGGATGTTTAAAATTGAACCTATTGATAAATACCTAGAGCAATTTAAAGCCGATGGCGTTGAATTAATGATTGGTTTAAATGCTGATGAAATAGAACAAAGAACTGGAAACCACGGAAATAAAAAGTTTGTTAAATATAGCTACCCTTTAGCCGATAATAATTTAACTAGACAGGCTTGCATAGCAATATTAAAGAAAGTTGATTTATATCCTGAATTTCCTGCTTATATGAGGCGTGGCGGTTGCGTAGGCTGTTACTATAAAAGTATAAAAGAATATGAAGCAATGGCATTATTGAACCCAAAAGAGTTTAATATAGTACAACTTTTGGAAGAAGAGATTCAAGACATTAGAAAGGAGTATTTTAGTATAAAACAAAATATTACGATGAAACAAATAAAAGAAAATGTTTCTAATATGTTATTTAAACCAGATGATATTTATCCAATAATTAACGATGCCACAAAATGTGGTGTATTTTGTAACCGATAAAAATAAAAACATGAAAGACGAAGAAATTAAAAAAGAATTAAAGAAATTAAAAGAACAAAGATTAGAAATCAATAATCAGATTTCCAGAATTGAGAAAGAATGTCAACACATATGGAAACATGGTTACTTGGCAGAACCTATTATTTATTGCGAAATATGTGATAGAGAAATACAGGATGTTTACTCCAATATGAGTAATAGGGATATTGAAAAATTAATAGGAAAGTAATAATTATTAAACGTTTGGAACAAACGTAATGAGCGTGGGGCTTTTTATTTTAGATTAATAACGTAAGATGTTAATTAAATGAAAGGATAAGTATGGTGTTTGATGCATTGTTATGTGGTGGGAATGGATTGTGCGAATTTCGGCTTTAGTTTTGCCGATTAAAACCGAGCAACTTTATACCATAATACTGTAAAGTTTGTGGTGTTGTAAAAGTTGCGATGGTTGAGGCAAAATTACACATAACTATGTTGTATATACCATTTAATTTGTAATTGAATTATGAAAGTAATTGAATTTGAGAGAGATAGTTTACAATTAAAATATTTAATTACTACTCACAGACTTATTGGATTTAAAAATATAGTTGTTTCAAATAAAAAAATATATCAATTGCCTTGCATGATAGGTAAAAGATCGTATGATTTAAAAGAAATAAAACCAAAATATCATATGTGTATGATTCATTATATTATTGAATCAAAAAGATATTCAATTAAGCAATTAAAAAAATTAATAGTAAGATTTGATGATAAGATATTAATAGAAAAAACGCCATTATATCCGTTTTAATTTAGTTCAAATCTTCAATATTTACTGTTTTATTTCGCTTTAGTTTAATTTTATTATTATTAACAATTTCAGGTTTATCTAAAATTTTGGCATAAAAATAAGCACCAGAAATGAAACCTATAATAAATGCTATCAATACGAATATTATAATTTTTTTCATTTCTTTAATTCTGCAAATTTTGAGAATATCTTTTCCCCAAAAGAATATGCAAGCAATACAATAACCATCGGCAATGCATCACCTAAAGTGACATCTTTTACAAATACTGACATTATAGCAATGAATATTCCTGCAATTGCTGCAATAAATGTTTTCACACGAGTAGAGCTTAAGACGCCCGGTGATTCTTCAAATAATTTTGTTTTCATAATTTCATAATTTTAATTTATACTATATTGCGCTCAAAATGCGGCGTATCTAAAAAGTTTTTGAAATGTCCGCCCCATCTATTTAATTTATTTAAATTTTCCCAAAATATTCCGATCTCTTCCAATTCATTTTTTTCATAGCAAGGTTTTTTGTTGATAAATATTATCAAATCAACTGCACATCCATATAGGTGATTTGATTCTTTTACTTTACTTAATCCTTGCTCAAAATACAAATTTTGCATTTCCTGAGGTCTTAAAACCTCTTTGATTGTTACCTTTAATTTTTTTACCCTTATTATAAAATCAAGTAATATATTAAAGTCTTTTGCAAATTCAAATTGATGATCTGATAATGTCATTTTCTTTATTTTCAAATATATATTTTTCTCTTACCCTTATCATTAATTCTCTTGCCGAAATATCAGGATATTTTGTTTTTAGTTCTTGATATATTTCATTAAAAGATTTCATTATACATGTTTTACTGCAATTGTTACATTTAGTTTATGTATATTTGTGTTATTCTGCATGAACTGATAATCAATGAGTTACGTACTTTAAGTAAACTCACAATCATCAAAATATAAAAAATCTTATTAATCTTCATAAGTTGCACTATATTAGTTTGTTATATCAATTATTAACTCGCTTAGGATTTTGTTCGTGTATAATTGTACATATTCATTTTGAATATGCGATTCTAAGAGAGTTAAGGTTCGTTTCTTGTTAATGTATACTGATAGGGTAAAATTATTTCCTCATCATTTGCTATTTTTTGTTGATTAAATTGTAATTCCAATACCGATGTGCCTAAAATAACAATATCGTTTTTATTTATTTCAATTTGTTTTAATCCAATTCGAATACTACCAAGATTAACTATGAATCCAGTTATTATTTGAATTATCACAAATATAATAATCGCTTTCCATAATTTGAAATCGAATATTTTTGTTTCTTTCGACATTATATTACTCTTTTAATCAATTCTAAGTCTTTCATAGTTTGTGCTTTAATAAATTATATCATATAAAGCAGATTTAATTTGAGCGTGTCCATCCGTAATCGGATGGACTCCATCCGAATGGTAATTAGTTGGATAAGTTACGGAATTTTTTATGTTTGCATAAACAGCATAATCTCTAGTATCACATAATCCAGAAATAGCAATTCTGTAATCTTCTAATAAAGATGTTTCTCCATTTCTATACAGTGGAGCACAACAATAAACAACAATATCTTCATCGGCTGCATTTATAGCATCTAATAAATTACCGTACCATGTGGCAATTATTGCAGCAGGAGTTGAATCTATACCATAATCATTAGTTCCTAATGCAATAATTAGTTTTTTATCCGTAGAGTCATAAAATAATGAAACTAATTTAGATACAGCATCAGCAATCAATTCAGGTGTTTCTGCAAAAGTTTCAATTTTTGCACCTCCCCATCCATAAGTTGAAACTACCTTATCATTATCAACACTAAATAAATTGGGGAATGATTGTACAGCTGGAATTTCCGTTACATCTCCAACAGTTATACTATCACCTATAAATACAAGTCGTTCAGTTGATGATATTATATCTTGTTTAACATAACTAACACCTTCTAAAACTGAAGTTATAAATGTACCTACAATTGTGCCCGAATTAGTTATTAATCCTTCTATCAATGTAACTATTTTATTTCCTGATGGTAAATTAGTTATTATATAATCAGTATCAATTATATCAATTTTTTTATAAAAAATACCATCAATTAAAATTGTAATATGAGAATATTGTGGGCTACTAGCATAGATGGTTGGATTAGCTTTTATACTTATAGCTGTTCCATAATATGCAAACGAATATCTGCTAAATGCATTCCTTATCTTGTAAGTTCCTTCATCAGATATTAATACAGAGTTATCAAATAATCCATCATATTGCTCAGTAAATACATACTGATAATCATTAGTATATAGTAAAACTTTTATTAAATCACTTCCTGTTTTATTTGTATCATACGAAAATAGTTCTTTTATATAATTTCTATTATGAATTGAATCTAAGTTTAAATTAGGAAATAAAGTTCCAGTATATGATTCATTTAAATATGATGAAATAACATCTCTGTTTATTTCAGATACATGCCACCATGTAGGATTTGTTATTAAATATAATCCTGTCCTGGCTGTTGCATTGAATATTGTTTCGTTTGACCGATTCCATAAAGGAATATTTATATAAGTTGGTGTTAAATTGTGATAATTTTCTAATCCTTCATGATTAGAATTTAATTCATATCCAGCAGGCACTAAAAATGCACTTACATCATTTGGTAATCCTTCGTCGGTATATGGTACATATGCATCATCTTGTCCTGTTTTTGAATAAATAGAATAACCTTTATCCAATAAATGTAAATTAGACTCTTCATCATACTTTAAATGAGAAGTTCCAGTATATGAAACGTGCAACGTCCCGATTACATCATATTCATATTTACCAATTCCTGTTAATATCCATTTATGAGTATTGTTATAATCTATATAAACTATTTTTAAATTTGGTGATCTTAGCATTGATGTGTACTTCATCACTCCAATTCCTATATTATCTCGTCCTGTTATTTTATCTAGCCAAAACCCGTTATTTTCGCCTGTGGTGGCAAATTCTTTAGATTCTCCATTAATTAATAAAAAATAAGCACTTCCATTACTCATCCATCTAATAGTATACCACCCCTCGGTTAATGGAGTTTCATATTTCAATGTATTACTAACTACACCTAATGCTCTTACTTCTAAATATATAAATTTATTTACGACACTAAAAGCAAAATAGTCTGTAGTCGTTGATTCATCCGCAGTTGAAAAAAACATATGTCTATTTGTGGTACCATCAAAATAGAATTTTGCTTCTATATATCCTGATGTATCTAATATCCTGAAATTTGCTATCGTTGGAATGATATAATTGCTAATATTAAAATATCCGCAGCTAGGAATAATGACAGCGTCATTTTCAGCAATAGTATCAACCATAATTATCCCACTACGACCAATTGATCTAAAGTTTAAATCAGAGCTAAAAGGAATGCCTTGCAATCTCCTTCGTCCCACAATATTTAAATTTAAATTATGCATTATACTTCAAGTCTAATAGTTGCTAATAATGTTGTTGTACTTGCCGTTTTTATTTGTTTAATTAGCATGTTTCTCAGGTTTAATTCCTGAGCTGCGATGATTTCAGTCGAACCATCCCAATAAACTACATTTACATTTCCTGTTGCTGTCGTCAAACAGGAAAATAATGCTGGTTTTAATAGAATTTCATCAAATGCATATGTAATAATTCCAACTCCTTGAGGAATTGCATATGTCTTTTTATCTCCTGTAATAATTTCTTGTCCCATATCTTTTTTTTAAAATTCCTTGACTATCATCATTCCTCCGCATATCACCGTAACATCATCATTATCTGTCGTGTTTATAATTTGTAATTCGAAATAATCACCTGTATTTACAGGCTGTATGCATTTTCCTGTAATAGTAGTTGTAGTACCCTTTCCCACAAAAGTACTTCCATCAACTCGTGTTGGGCCACCATTAATTAATACACTTAATTTATGAGTATCGGCATCTGCGAATGTAGCTGAAACGGTATAAAATATAGAAGCATATCTGCAATTATCGTTTGCAACGATAGTATCTCCCGCATTAGTGAAATCTTCTGCAACTTGCGATATAAATAATGTATGAGTTGAATTAGTAATTCTTTGCCAAACATTTTGGGTTAAATTAATTAGTACAGAACTGTCCCTAAAAGCGTAACATGCAAGCATAGGGTCACTGGTAAAATTCCCTGTTACTTCAACACTATCAGCATTTATTTTTAGATAATCATTATCAAATTCCCCATAAATTAAAGGAGTTGCGGAGTTTGAGTTTTCAATGTATAATTTGTTTGAACCTGTTGCATTTGATCCTGCCGAATTACCTACAAATATATTATAGCCTCCAGAACTGTTTAATCCTGCATTTGCACCTAAAAATGTATTAAAATCCCCTCCATTATTATTAGCTCCTGCGCTATATCCCACATACGTATTATTGTCTTTATTTGCAGCATCTTCGCCAGCCGCCTCTCCTATATAAACATTTCTAATTCCTGTTGTTTCTGAATTTCCAGCATTTTTTCCTAAAAATGTGTTAGAATTACCAGTTAACATAGATGTTCCAGCTCCTGTTCCTATCAATACGTTATCAATTCCAAAAAGAATATTTAACGTTTTGCCATTCCATTCATAATTTTCTCCTACCTGAAAAACTCCATTTATCTTAGTCGTGTCTGTTGTACTTGAGATATTTTTATATAATCTCAAAGTATCATCTTTATATTTGAAATTATCACTTGATTCTAATAATCCACCATAATTATATTGTATTTCATAATCGTCACCCGCCACCATTGCCGCACCGATATATATATTAGCTTTTAATGTATCAAAAACCGCATCTAATCCGCTTAAATCTGATTTAATATAAATCGAATCGTTCAGGCTTCTTAAAGTATCAACTTCTATTTTTGCAGTTGAGATATTATCAATGCTATCTTGAATCTCTAATCTCATATCGGTAGTTAATGAATAATATTGCAAAGTATCATTAATAGTTATTCTTTCCCAATTATCATAATTTATCCAATTGACAGTTAATGTATTAACACCCTCATACCTATCTGTTACCCACTTTCCATTTTCCTTGAAAGAAACCATCATACCAACAACCCGCTTATCTGATGATAAATTTGCTTTTGCTGTACTATCAGTAACCTGATGATAACCACCTCCCAAATCAACAGCATAAACAGTTGGTTTATCACTATCATAATTTTGCACATATTCCGGCACTTGATATTGGGCAAAATTTATTATTGAGATTAGTAATAATATTTTTAAAATTATTAATTTTTTCATATGTCAAAGTTTTTTAATTTATAATGTCTTTATTTCTTCGATTTTAGCATTAGAAATATCTAAGGTTATTCCGGGCCATGAACCCCCAACAGCTGTAAAAGCAGTAACTAATTTAGAATTCAATTCTGTTAAATATGATTGCAAATCCGTATTTAATCCATTAAACCTTGTTAAAAAATCAATATTACCACCTATTTCACAAGTCCCATCATTTTTTAATAAAATATCAAAAACTTCATTACCATTTGAATCTGTTGCATAAATTCTGGTTTCTCCTTCATTTGTATTTTCAAAAGTCTTTAAATAACCTAAAATTATTGCCTGATTTTTATTATTAGTTTTGGAATAAACTGCTAAATCATTTTTTACTGGCTTAGAATCTACACCGTATGGCAATATTTGATCAGCAGTTTGAACATCAGATTTTCCAAATCTCAAAACTTTAATAAATTCGTTAGTTGCTTGTTTCACTCTAGTTAAAATCATTGAAAGATATTTTTAAATTCATTTTCAGTATAAATTTCTGGTAAAACGCATGTTAATATGTAATTATCAATAGTATTAACTGATCCTGAAATATCTGTTTGTTCAACAAATAATTCAGTAATTTTATTAATTTTGATAGATGGTGCTAATAAACTTATAGTTCGTCCCGGCTCAACAAATTTTGATGTTTTAAAAGTAATTTTAATATTTGATAATTCTTGAGATAATGCATTTCTGGCGGCTTTTTTGACATCAAAAATATCCCCTGAATTTAATATCTTAATAACCGGTCTGAATTTTGTTAAATAAGGATTTAATATTGTATATTCCCCAGCATCTGGATTATCTTTAGATGCTTCTTTCAAAATAGTTATTTCGCTATGTAATAATTGACTATTAATATTTAAATTCAATTCCATTATTCCCGGTTTATTTTCTTCAAAATATGCAGCAGGCAAATATTTAGATGGTTCATATCTATTATAATATAATTCCCCGAAATTATTGCTTGTCATGAAAATATTGCGTTGTGAGGCTAAATTGTTTAATAGTTGTTTTATTGAAGTTCCCGGGTCAATAATTACTTTATCGTATTTTTTATTCAAATCACTCAATACATTCGAATTGAAATTATATGCAAGATTAAATGGTTTTAATAATTTTTCAGTAATTTGTAATAATGATAGATTATCGAATTGCAACGGATATAAACTAATTGGTATATTGCAATCTTCTAAAATGCCCGCAATGCCATATCCTGTTATTTTAATAAATTCAGGATTTGGGGATTCCTTTAAATTTGGTGCTAAAATAGTACCCGTTATTAATAATTCATTATTATCATCATATATTTTACATTCTGGATATTCGAGAAAATAGTTTAAAATATCACGTTTTGCCGAAAATCCAAAAATATTGGCAATGGAATCGTATTTCAGAGTAATATTATAATCTGAAAAATATTTATAATCCTTATTGTTAATAGTTATTTTCATACAAAATAAGTTATTTCCCTGCCTTTTTGCAATCCTAAATATTCCCTTAATGATATATTATTTTGTTTTATGAATTTATTTAAATTATCATCTCCTGTCCCATAATAACGATGAGCCAATACAATAATATTATTATCTTTGTCTAATATTACATTTCTTTCTTGCTTGCTTTCGAATGCCACATCATACAATGAGCTCAGGGTAATGTTTATTATATAATCTAATTGCTTCGATAATTCCTTATCTTGAACATATCCCAAATCATCTAAATTTTTCAAAAATAATTCATAAGCATCTGATAATGTACTAATAACATCAATTACATCAGATCGTTTATCATAATCATTAATATTTGTATTTATTAAATTATGTGATAGCTCAGAAAGCAACATTGTTGATTGAGATTCATACATTATTTGTTTTTCATTATCAGTATCATCACCTAAAAAAATGCTTGTAAAATCATTGAAAGTATTAATCATTTGATCGACTTTTTGATTAATATTTTGAACTATTAAAAATGGAAAATTAATTAAATCATTAGCCTGACTTATATATCTTGTTGTATTTGATATTATTTCCTGAACCGATGCTGATGCTGATCTTATCCTATCTTTCAATAATGTTGCATCACTTTCTGTTTGTATTAACACGTTATAATTTCTCCCAGTTCTTAAGATAGAATTATTTGCAGGTTCTATTATTTCAGGTGATGGAGTTTCAATGTTATCAACAAAAACAGCTTGAGATTCTATATCTATTTCTGATTTTTTTAAATCAATTTCTTTTTGTGAATTAATAACATCATCTGGGTATTTTTGATCTATTGTTTCCCAAACGGTTCCAGTTATTCTTGATATATTATAATCTGAATTATCAATTGATAAATTTAACGGTTGCACTGTAATTTCACCGTAAAATGGATGAGAAATAACCCACGCCCTCTTATCTTGTGCAGATAATTCAAACGCCTCGGATTCATCAATACAACTTTCACCTTGAAAATATAATAATATAGGATATTGATTGCTTTTATGTTCTTTTCTTTCCACGTAAGTCCCGGGTATTCCAACAAATTCAAATGCCTCTGTATTATATTCTATATTTTTTATAGCATTTTTCCATAATGGATAATATATTTTACCATCACCCGTTGTAATGCTTAATTTAATATCGTTTAATTTAGTTAACCAACTCATCTTAAATATTTATCAAATTGTTTTTGCGCATTTTCATAAAAAATATTATTCATGTTTTTTGATGCTTTTAATCCAGATGGTTCAATGAAAGGTGATTTTTTCAAAGTTATAGAACGCCCTTTTTCATATGAATATAATGGTTCCATCTTAATAAACAATCCATTTTTTTTAGTTATATTTCTTATTTGTATCAAAATATTTTCAAACAAAAGAAAGCCGTTTTTACCAACTTTAAATGCTGCTCTTATGAAATCTTGATTTTTAAATATTGGTTTGTCTTTTTTTGCTTTAATATTTTGTAAATAAAATCTCTTACTTATTAATTTAGATGGGCTTTTTGATGCTCTGGATGGATTCATTGGGATAAATTCTCTTTTTTTAATAACTCCCCCAAATTCCTGTACATCCAATTCATCACCTGCTTGTGATTTTCCTTTTATCACACCCATTTCTGATTGCATTTGATTGACATTAAAGGTATTTATTGATTTATTTACAATAGTATGAGCTTTAATAAAATTTCTTTTTCTTATAATAAATTGTTTATTAAATTCTTTTTCAACAAATTTTTGTTTTGCTTCAAACGCCACATCATTTAACGTACCCCTTACTGCAATTGGCAAAGCAGATTTATGTAACTTTTCTAGTTTATTAGAAAGTTTTACAACTTCATCTGTATTTACATTAAATGCCTGCATTTATAGTATATATTGAATTATTATCCATCCACGATTATAACTTGTTGAATCATAATCAACAGAATCAAAATATCCGCTAGTATATGCAATCATTTCAATATTTGTGCTTGTGGTAGTAAATTCTCCGGTTGACGGTCCCGTTGTTGGTGAATTTTTATTTAATGGCACTTTCAATGTGTTTGCATCATTTCTTATCAATACAGAAACTTCTAATATTTTATCAAAATCCAACCCATGCGCTTTATTTAAAGTAATTGTAGCATCCATGTTCCAATCACCTATTTCAATAATTTTTTGCAAAAAAACACCTTTTGTTTTCACAAAATCTTGTAATGCATCAATCAACTGATACCCATTTGTTTCATTGTCATAATTTTCATTGGGTGATAATGATGCCAAATTCATTAATTTTTGAAAAAATTGAGCTATATCATTATTAATAAATTCACCTACTAATGTTTCACCATCTTTTAATTTACCATTCAAATAACCAGATGTTACATTGTCAATTCCCGGTGCGCTGCTTAAATCTTTCATATATAATCTATTAATAAAAATCCCGCTGTCTGAGCTGGTTTTATGGTTAATATTAAATGCCTAAGTTCATTTTTTCTGTCTTCATTTATATCGGCTCTGGTCCCGAATGTTTCTCCTCCCACAAAAAAAGTTGCTCTCAAATTTATATCATCACCAAAATCAAAATCCAAATCTTTTGATTCTGATACATAATTTGCGATTTTTGTATAATCACCTATTCCTGTATTTCCATACACATTGTCACCATAATTGAAATTGCCATATAATGAAGAAATAATATTTACGATTTCGTAAATCCCTCCTCCTATATCAATTCTATTTTCATGAATAAATACATCAAATCCGGCTAATTGTAATTGACCTTGCAAATATAAATAATGTTGACGAGCCGGAATATCGCCTGGATGTTGCATTTTTCTTAAAATTGCCAATTTACGATCCGCTAAACTTAATCCAGTTTGAATATACAATCCTAAAGCACTCTCCCAATTATATGCATCTTCCTCTGTAAAATTTTCGTTGTCAGGTAAAATACTATTTAATAATCCCGTACATGTTTGCAATGCTCTGCTTTCTGATAATGCTAATCCTTCATGAAATTTAGAAAAAATATTATTAAAATTAAACCACCACACCCTACCTGTCGGATATAATTGTTTAGTTAATTTTAATATTTGATCTTTGTATAAAGGCGTTTCTATCGTGGCAATAGCATTTAATATTTTTACCCTAAAATTACCAGAATCAATTATAAATAATAATTCATTATCATAAATAGCATACATTGGAAAATAAAATTCATCATCTCCGCTTCCGTAACTACCGTAATCTGAAATTAAAGAGCTTGTATTATCAAAGAAAAATATTTTATTTCTAATTTTGTCAACAACCCCAAATATCTCATCATTAATATTGAAAATTCCTGTCGGATAACCAAATATAGTATCTGTAATTTTAATTATGAAAACTCCTGATATATTGAAAGTTTTTACTTTTTTATTACCAGAATCAACAATTATTAAATCATTATTTATAACTGCTAATCCTTCTGGAAAATTTAAATTGTTGTCACCGGTTCCATAACTTCCGAAATTGCTTATAAATGTGCCATCTATTAAATGAGTTTTTATCCTGTGATTCTGCTTGTCCGAAACATATAATTTACCATCATTATAATCAATTCCAACTGGATATTTAAAATTATTATTACCAGTTCCACTACTCCCAAATTCACTTATAAATGTGCCGTCTGTTTGATGTTTTTTTATTCTATGATTTGCGGAATCTGTAATATATAAATCAACTCCATCTGTTGTTATGCATTCGAGAAAAAAGAAATTATCATTTCCCGAACCAATACTTCCAAATTGCCTTTGATAAACTCCCGAAAAATTAAAAACCTGAATTCTATGATTTTGTTTATCAACTACAAAAAGTTCATTATTCAAAATACAACATCCCGACGGATAACTAAATTCGCCATTACCTGAACCCTGCGATCCAAAATCATTATTATATGTTATATTTACTGAATAATCAGACATGTTTTACTACATTTGTAACAATTAGTTTATATACATTTTCATCATTCTGTATGAACTGATAATCAGAGAGTTACGTACTTCAAATAAACTCACAATCATCAAAATACAAAAAATCTTATTAATCTTCATAAGTTGCACTATATTAGTTTGTTATATCAATTATTAACTCGCTTAGAATTTTGTTCGTGTACAATTGTGCACATTCATTTCGAATATGCGATTCTAAGAGAGTTAAGCCGTTGTTAAATTTCTTAAAAATGGTATATCTCCATTTTCAAATTCATAAATATTTTCTAATACCTCATCAACTTTAACTGTTAATGATTCAAATGTTGCTGAACTTCCTATTACCCCTCGTACAACTCCATATATATCGGTTTCATATAATAAATCTTGCTGTTGATTGTTTGGGTTGTCCGCCCCATCAATAAATGGACGAATATTAAATAAATAAACAATTATCGCATCTTCTATCGCTGCTAAGAATCCCACATCACTCAGATTAGTTATTTCAATATCTATAGGCAAAACATTTACAGGTAAAAAATTAATCTGAAATGTTCCCATCGGGCGCCTACCACGCTCATATAATGGTTTACTATCATCAGGGTCAAATTCCACAACTGCCTCAACATCATCCAATATCGCTTGCGATGGTGTGCCGTAACCATCGGTTGAATCATCTGGATTTGCCTCAACATATAAATCAATTATTCCGGAATCACCAGATTTTACATAAGGATAAGCCCTTCGAACTCCTTGAGCATCTAATGACCATTGTATATAATCTGATTTTGCCCCACCTTCTGATTCGGTTCGATAAGATTGTATAACTTTTTGCCTGTAAATTTCAATGCTTTCGGCTTCAAATGGAGTAGTATCAATGCTTATGACTTCTGCAAAACTATCGACATTAGCAATAGGTTGAGTGACTTGTAATTGATCTGTAACTATTAATGATGCTTGTGTTCCCAAATCTAATGCTCTCAATAATATACTTCCTGTTTCGCTTGTAAATGTAAAAAGCGAATCTAATACAAATAGTTTATCCGGGGAGGTAGATGTGTCTAAGCTTTTAAAAGTTGTTCCCGGAGGAATAGTTGCCCCTATTTCTCCCGTAACTTCAACTGTATATATTCCTGCTGTTGCAGATTCCGGATAACGATTTAATTTAACAAACCCAAAACGTTCTAAAGACCCCCCTAATGATTGAGAATCCGCTTGATCTGGAAATATATTTTTATAAACAAAAGCTATCCTAAGATAATATATTTTCAATTTCGCAGCTTGTACCGCAGAAAAAGCAATTAAAACAAGTTTTCCGATAATTGATTTTGTTCCTAATTTATTTCTTAAATCTGCTAAAACAGATATATATAAATCATTATATGTCGGTATTGTCATACTGTTATTGTTTCAATTAATTCCTGTTTCGTCCCGTCCCAAATAAATTTAATCTTTGTTGAATTTTCATCAGGCTCCATCATATTTACTTGCAATTGAAATTTATTTAATCCTATAATTGAACCTTCGATATTAATATCTGCATATTTTTGTAAATATTTCAAATCTTTTTTAGCGGCATTTTCTAACAAAGAAATTCCACCGCTTGTTAACGCAATCATATTCAGCGCTCTTTCAAAAAAAGAATTAAATTGTTGTTCAGATTGTAATAAACTATTACCCCACCAATCATTACGTTCATCCAGTTCTGCTAAATCATCTGATGTATTTTGTTCGATATTTCCTCCAAATAAAGCAAGATAAACTTGATTTGTTAATCCTGATATTTTTTCAATATCTTCATTTTTTAAATTAAGATCACCCCCCGAACCGGATTCATATATCATTACATCTATTGTGTCCATCCTAGTGTTGGTGTTAATTGAACTTGATTTGTTGTATCTTCAAGAATTTGTGCTTTAGTTCCCGGCATTGCCGTAACTCCAATATTTACTTTTTCATTTTTAGTTTTTTCAATTCTTTCGGTTCTTACCTGTTCAATTGCAGCTTCTGGATTTAATGCTTCTTGTTGTACTTCAGGAGATGCTGTTAGCTCTGCCCTAAATGCTTGCATTTTTGCTAATGCTTCACCTCCAACCTTGCCTTTTGTTAATTTATTTGTTATGATTAATATTGCTTCCAATGGGGCAAGTAAAAAAGAAAGTATTGATTTTCCAATAGATTTTATTGCACCCCAAATACCGCCTCCCGCAAATGCTTCCTTAACTCTCTTCCAGGCCGCAGAAATACCATCTATAATCCAAATTATTGGTTTTAATGCACCGCGAATTAGTTTTGCAAAAAAGTTATCTGATGTTTTTATCCAATTTACTAATTCGCTCCAATTTCGTATAAGTGCAATTATGCCAGCAATTAAACCAATTACAGCCAATGTTATTAAAACAAATGGATTTGCAGCAGCTATTACATTTGTTATTGCCATAACTGTGTTAAGGACTATATTTACAGCAATTAACGAACCTAATGCTATTGCTACAAATTTTATAACCCCTGCTATTTTAGTAAAATTATCTCTTATCCAAATAGCAGCATTAATTATTTTTTGAATATATTCAGAAACTTTTATTTTTATTAAGTCTCTATTTTCCAAAATCCATTTTGTAATATTCTCAGTAGCTTTTTGAATTATTGGAATTAATTCTACTCCTATAGTAGTTTTTAATCCTTGTAATGCAAATTTCATATTTGTTTGAACATCTATGAATTTTTCCATGCTTATTGCAGCTTCATTACTTATAATGCCACCTAGTTTACGTGCCTCTTCCCTTAATTTCATCATCCCATCAGGTCCTGCTTCTAATAATTTTAACATTTCTTGACCAGAACGTCCAAAAGCAGCAGATGCGAGAGATACTTTTTGTAATTGATTAGGAGCATTAGAAATAGCATTTATCATTAATTCAAATGCTTGTTCATTATTTTCAACATTTAATAATTGCTTCAATAATGCAGGATTAGTCCGTTTTAACATCGTAGTCAAAGTTCCTTGACCCGCTTGTACATCTCCGACATTCCTATTTAATAACTGTAAAGATTTTGTTAATGTTTCTGAACTTACTCCTTGTCTATCTGCTGCAAATCTCAATTCTTGTAACGTTTCAGCAGTTATTCCTATCTGTCGCCCTGTTTTTGCCGCCTCATCACCAACTTGAGCAATACCTGAAGCCATACCTATGGTTTTTTTTACCGCCATCGCTCCAATCATTAACACAGCGGCATTTCTTAAATTAAATATTTTATTAATTACCCCGCCTGTAAATGTTTGCAATGATCTCATAGCTCGTGATGCTCTAGCCATTGCTGCCTTAGTTTTTGAAGCAAATGTATTTGTTGCAGCAGTCATGCGTTGCATTGTCTGCGAAAATTTATCTACTGCCGTAAATTTTGTTGAAACTACAAGTGCTTTAGCCACCTAATCCCCCATTTTTATTAATTTGTTTAATATAATCCTTTGCATCTTCAAACCAATAATATAAGCCATGATAATCTATGTCATCTAAAAATAATTCATCAATAATATTTGGTGTAAATTTATATAATCTGACTATTGTATTGATAACAATAGCCAGATCGGTATTTACAAAAAATACATCACGATTGCCTGACTTATTCTACTATCTTCTGAATCAAGTTTCTCTAAAATCCCCATATTAACTTGCGTTAATGCTGATACATAAGCTACTTGTCTTTTATCCGCATCCGAAGCATCTACTCCTTTTAATTTTATATTTAACAACTTAACTGGTATTCTGGGAATAAATCTCAATTCTGTTAATATATCATTTCCATTATCATCTATAATTGGGAATATTAATTTTTGAGTAATATAACCATTTTCATCAATTGATAAATCACCTTCTGCAATTGAACTAACTATTACATCTTCAAATTTACCTTTTGCATTTTCTTGTCTTTTTTGATCTCTGATTTTTTTAATAAAAATCCATTTTTCAAAATCTTTTAATGCCGATTCTTGATCAACTTTTTTACCTGATTTTTCTTTAATTTCTTCTTTCATTATGATAATGATTTAAGTTTATTTTCAAATGCCAACTTCAAAGTCACTAGAGCCGTATTTGTTGCTCCGGGAATATCACCAACAGGTTTTCCTTTTCCGCCCCATATTTTCCCATTTATATGATTAATTGTCCAATCAGATAAAATAGGACTTTCAGCCAATAAAACAAGCTTACTCTGCTCATCTACATCTGTCATATCCCAAGCAATAGGAGGAGCTTCAAATGATGCTCTTCTAAAATTCATTTGATCTATCATTTTCCCATCACCTGTCACAGAATTATCATCATCATTACTTCTGTAGCCTCCCGGTTCAATAGTACCATCTTCATTTGCTTTACAATAAATAGTTCCAGAACCAACAACAGGATGATTGTAAGTTATTTCGGTTATATCGCCACCTACATACATAATTTACCTCCTTTTAATATGAAAAATTAAAATCAATTTCAACATCAGAACTAACTATATGTGCAGTCGATGTGATCTTATATCTGTTAAAAAAATCTAATCTTGCAGGATTAGTTTCATTAATTTCAACAAGGATACTTTTTTCTGAAAAAGCAACATCGGCAATTAGGGCTAATTCTGCCATACTGTTTATGTGACTTATCAATAATTGTTTTCCCTGTTTTGGCGAAACGGTGTCTGAAACTCGTGATGGAGAATCATTTGGAACTATTGTTTTATCCTGAACGTCCCTGATCATAACCAATCTCCAATTAAATTCATAATTCCAATGAATATTTAAATCTCTAGCAAATCTGAATTTTGGCAAATTTTCACCATTTGGCGCATAAGTAGTTATAAAATCTTCAATCGAATATTTCCCGCTTCTCAAACTTACGGTAGAACTTCCACGTTTCACCATGAAATCACGGGCATTATAATCAGAAAAATCACCAATATCGCCATTACTCGGCACTGGCATGTCTGGGTATGTCTTTGCAGAATTGTCTAAATGTGGATAATTTTGAGCAATTGGCGCAAAAGTCATACACATATTAGCAGCCGCTTCGTAAGCAAATCCTTTTGAATTTGGAGCCGGGCAATGAACATTTGTAACCTGATCTTGTCTTGCAGCTAAATTTGTTATTGCAACTATATCATCTTTATCTGACAATAAACTTCCATATAATGCTACAAATGGTTTAAAAACTATTGGTTCATATCTTCCCGTTGGTGTTGTTGGATCAGGAACTCCATTAAATGCTTCAAGAACATCAAATTGTGCAGCCCCATAAGGGTTAATTACAATTGTATTCCAATTCTCGCCAAATGCAGCTAATGCATTTGTTAACACTACAACTCCCGTACCATTAACATTAGTCACTTCTGAATAAACTATACCTGCATCTTCGCCTTGCGTATCAATTTCAACCGAAAGTATAGCTGTAGCGCCTTTCCATTTAGTGGTTATTACAACATCTGCCGTTGCCTCTGCTGCTGTGACTGGTGCAGCTAATACATTATTTATTGCATCAACAACCTTATCCTGAACATCAGTTTGCGATTCACCATTTACAACATTAAAAGAATAAGAAACGCCATCTATATTATCTCTTCCGTTAATTATAATTTTATGTGTTGCGTTTTTCGTTACAGTTGTTGCAACTGCAATTCCAAGCGTATATACTGCCGCTGTTGCTCCTGTATCGGATTCTTGCGGATATGCTATTGTTGGTATCCCACCTAAAGGATTGCCTGATACTGGTCTTAAGATTCTTGCCATTTGATGCAAGGGACTTCCATATCCATATTTTATAGCAGCTTCTTTTGCTGTTATAAATTCGTATGGATCGGTATCCAAAGTACCTTGATTAGCCGTGTTTGCTTCTCCGAGTATCGCAATTCTTTGAGGTAAATAAGGGGTTGTAGGAGCAAAATTACCGGGCTTAATTTTATACCCGACAACTCTCGAAACCCTTGTTACATCTATTGCTGTGCTTATCATGTTTTTATTTTTTTATGAATTATCAATTTTTATAAAATATCCCTTATCCGTTTCATCTAATTTTATTTGTGTTGTGAAAATTTCACCCAAAACTCCTGTTAAATCACCTACTATTTCATTAGCCCTGACTTTAAAAATTATTCGAGCAACAATTGTATGCAAAGCATCCCCCTCGCTTAATTTTCCAATTTTCAGATCACTCACCCATTTGCTTTGAATTAATCCAGGATTGAAATCAAGCGTATAATATTCAGCACTTGATAAAATATAACAAACTATCCCCGCTATTCTTTGAACTAACTTAGATGCTTTTATGTCTGCTTTCTCCGTTACAGAATGCTTTGCATTTACAATTACATCAATATAATATTGATTTTCTCCATGCCTGCTTTTCGGATCATGTCTATCATAAGGAGTATTATCGTAAGAAATATTGATAGCTGGCAATTCCTCTAAATCAAATGGAATAAATCTCTCTAACCAAACAGCCTTAATACTACTTGCAGCCGTTTGAACAGGAATTTCTAATGCTAAAATTACAGCAATTTTATCTCGAATTAATTCAAAATTTTGCACTGGTATCTGTCCTATTATTTTAGCTGCCATAACTTCCTAATGTACAAACAATTAATCCTAATGTTTCGCTCGGCATCCCCTCATCAATTAAAAAAGTAAAAGATGATCCACTTGCATCAACAAACGAAACTTTATGAAATTTTAAACTAATATCGTTGCTCACATTTCTAGTTACATAACCAGCATCATTCAATACGCTCTCTACAATCGAAATATGAACATTTTTAGTGTTTACTGGCAATCCCGTGTCTGGATTAATGCTTAAATTATGTTTAGAAATTAAACCATTTACAACAACTGTTTTAATTGCTTCCGGATTTGTAAAAGTAATTTCCGCAGAGAATTCTCCCTGCGAAAATCTTTTCATATCTGATATGGCTCTTGCTAAACTCATTTAATTATTTTTTAACATCAGTTTTCGCTTTTGCTTCTTTTTCTTGAGCTTCTTTTAAAGCTTTTGCATCTGCATCAGCTTTCGCTTTTGCTTCTTTTTTCAAATCATCTTTATATTGATTTATAACCTCAGCTGGATTTTTAGCTTTTGTCCCAATAGGTTTAATAAATCCTGATTTATAGCATGATTCTAATTCAGATTTACCCAATTTACTATCATCTAAGATTGCTTTTTCAGTTTTTCGAAAAACTTTCCCTTTAATAGTTACCGATCTGCTTACTAACTCATACCTCATTGCTTAATAAATTTAAAATTTAACCTGCGAATAGATGCCAACAAAGTATTATCAGAACCTAAAATATAAACCCTCCAATATTCGCCCATGTTATTTTGATCTGATTCGGTTATTGTTAAGGCAAATGTAGTTGGTTTTATTGTCGCCGTAAAAGTACCTGATTGTGGTGGTACTGCTGTAATTATACTATCAGCCGGATAACCTGCTAAACCTGCCGTATCTGTTAGTGATAATAATGTCAATGTATCTAATGCAATAATTCCGGAAATCGAATCTAATCCTGCTGCTGTTAATGTAAATGATTGAGATGATGGATTAAAACTAATAATTTCACCATCATCAGTATCATTAATTCCATCCCAAACAACACTTGCAACAGTCGCATAATCGGTATCAGGAAATTTTTTGTTTTGCAAATAAATAGTTACATTATTGGCAGTTCCTCCTGTCGAATCAATTAATAAATCTACATTACATTGTAATTTATCTCCTGTTTTTTTACGAACCGTATAAGTCCATGCCGTGTCAATAGTTGTTAAAACATCAGTTGAAATTCCATTATACCAAACGTAAGTATAGTCCCCGTAATCTAATGTTACATCAATTGCTGCATTTTGAGACTTGGCACAAAACGCAAACATTATCAAACTAATTATTATTAGTAACTTTTTCATAATTATCCGATTTCAGGGTTTTCAACATTTAAAACTGTCATAGTATAAATCATATCAACAGTGACTGGAACAGCCAAAGGAGCTGACATAATTTCGAAAGTGTGTGATTTAGCTTTGTAATCTATGTAATTATTGATCCAATATTCGCTTGCTTGTTGAGCTATGTATTCGCTAAATTCAGCATTTGTGGTATCTCTTATAATCGCAGGGATTCCAGCATGTGCTAATTCAAATCTAGTTCCATTTACAGGAGCCATGAAAGCGGTATCAGATGGCAAATAACGAGTAATAACGCCACCTGAACCAGCAGCTTTATAAACTTCGTCGTAAGTCCAAATATTAAAAATATATGCTCCTGCTGAGATTCTGCCCATATATCCCGCTCCAAAAGCAGCTTTTTGGGGCATCATTATATCAATTAATTTAACTTGTTGAAAATTTGCATTGTCTTTAAAATAATTGGTTTTTTTCAAAGCTACCCATGCTAATCCTGACATAGTTAAATTAAATTCAGAAGTTCCATTTTTACCATTATTTCTCACAAATTCAGCACCAGCGATTAATTGAGCCTCAATATCAGTAGTAGTAGTACTCCAATAACCTCCTGCACCAACAAGATCAACCATTGATGTAGCCTTGCGTTTGAAATTAATATTATCACCATTGATTAGTACAACTGTTCCTGTATCAAAAACTTGAGCGCATTGTAATTCTTTTGCACGTTCAATTTTTTTACGCAACTCTATCAATTTGCGGGATACATCAGTTGCTAAATATCCAATTGTTTTTGGGGTAAATGCTGGGTCTGCCCCAAATACCCTATCATAACGATCTAATGATGTTGCATCAAAATATTCATTAAAAAACGGTGGCATCCATTGCTTTTCTGTTGATAATGAAAATTGATTCCTATTTCCATCCGTACCACGAAGTACGTCAACAGCAATTTTTTCATCCATCCTTTCAACTTCAATTCCTACTGTCTTAGTCTCATAAACCGACGTAGTGAAAAATGATCTCAAAAAAGATGGAACGGGAATATCTTCCCTATATGCACGCATATACGCGTGTGTAAAAATACCTTTTACTTGTTCAACTGGTAACATTTTATTTCCTCCTTTTTATTAATCATTATCGTAAATAGTCAATTCTTCACCGCCAGCAAGTTCAATACCTAAGTCATTTAAATAATCTCTGTATGATCTTTGATTATTTGCAGGCCCTATTAAAGTTGCTAATGTTTCTACATCTAAAAAATTCACCTTGCTTTCTGCAACTTTACCTTTGTTTACCAATCTTACCGTTGCAGTAATTCCATCAAGAATTGTTTGATCAATAACACATAAACCTACTGGTATCTGGCTTCCGTTTGTAGCATCTTTGTCAGCAGGAACTAATAATCCGGTACTGTCAATTCGACCCATAACCATTCCTTGTAATAAGGAAGTAGTGCCACTTGATGTTAAACTTCCATCAATAAACGAATTAAAGCCTAACAGAAATTTGCTTACATCATAATTAGTTGTAAGCTGATTTCTTGTTTGTTCTACATTTTCAATTTCACTCATGATTTTTTCTCCTCATCTTTAAGGTTCATTGACGTCAATACAGCCTTTTTAAAATCAGCAGCCTCTATTTCTTTAGCTGTTTTTTCTTCTCTGGGAGGTTTCTGAGTATCAATTTGATCATCTTTAATGTCTGATTTCTGAGCAGAAATCATCATTTTTTTTGTCATTTCTGCCATGAATTTATTTGTAATTCCATGACCTTCTGTAATTTGTTTTTTAACTGATTCTGCATCAATTTCAACAAATTCCAAAAACGCTTCAATCCTGTCTTTTTCAGAACTTATTCCGGCTTTTTTGCCATCATCATAAATTTGATTATATAATTCAGGATTTTGTACTTTAAATTCTTCTTTTGTCATTTTTTTAGTTGTTATTTGTTCAATATTTATTTCTGCTTTAACACCACCTCGTGTTTGTAATTCCAATTCACTACCTCGTGAATCAAAATCAGCGAAAGCAATTAATTTTTCACTCATCGCAACGATCTGCCTAGGCTCTAATCTTACAATGCTGTTAATTAAGCCTATTTTTTTTGCCTGTTTTGCATCTAAATCTATGTCAATTCTTTTCTCAGAATCAAACATTTCATCAATTGAGATTCCAGTAACTTCCTTAAATGTTTCTGCATCTATTTTTTTTATCATTTTAGCTCTTAAATCTTTATTTATCTTTTCCAAAAGAGCTTTATCATTATCATTATCAATATAGCCATCCGCCCTGTGAAACCTGAATGTAGAAACATCCAAAGCTTCAACATAATCCATAAATAATAACATATAGGCCACCATGCTGTCTGCACTTCCAAAAACTTTAGCATTATTTTTACCTGTTCTTTGGTTCAGTGCGCCAAGCATACTGTACCCCCCCCAAACAGAACCGCCCGGGCTGTTAATCCAAAATTCCTGATCTTCACTTTCATCTATTTCTAATAATTTTTCAACAAAAATTTCTGCTGTTGATGAATAAATTGGTGTAAATAATAATAATGGCCTCATGCTTTTAGGTTTTGCTGGTTCAAATGATAGATATTTTATATTATGATCTTTTAACCATTTCTTAGTTTCTTCGACTGTAAATTTTTTGGCATCAAAACGATATGCCTGTGTAGTCATTGTAGTTTCTCCTTTTAATCTTCCAATGATAATATCAATACCACTTGAAATATTTTTTCGTCTAAAAGAATCTTGTTGAAATTTAGATGGTTCAACTATTCGTGCTGCATGTTCGTTTTCGTAAGGCATAACTTTATTTATATAAAGTGCAATCCGATTCCGAAATTGTCGTATCAGTATCGTATATTTTTTTTATTAAAATATTATCCCTGTGCGCTTGCTGTACCGACATAACAACAGGGGAATCAATTTCTTCATCTGCTAAAACTACATTAATATTGCCAGTAGTTGTGTCATCAACTAAACTAAACCACGCAGGAGGACTTATGATAGTCTCTTCATCATCATCAAATACATGGCTTATTCTTTTTGTTCCTTGAAGAACTGCATATATTTGCTTATCGCCTGTTGTTATACCACTCATTTTTTTATGTATTAAAATTATTACCCGTTTTAATGCTTGTAAATTTTTCGGCTAAATCATATTCCTCGCTAACCTGATTTATAATTTGATCATAATCGCCCGTATTTAAATTTTCCATAGATTGTTCAATCGAACTCAATGGAATATTTTCTAATGCCTTCCCTAATTTCAAACGCTCGGCAGCCACCTCTTTTACCGGGTCAATATGAGGAACTGTCGATCCTATAAATCTGCAATTTCTGTATGATTCAAGAATCATATGATTTTTTTCCTGAATCGCTTGTAAATATCCGGGAGCCTGTATCGTCAAATTTAAAATTGCAATATCTAACCAGAAATCAAAAAACGGTTTGTAAAATTGGCGTTTAAGAATTATCTCCCTATCTACCATTATTTTATATTCCCAACTTTTAATGGCTGCCCTGCTTCCAGAATATGCACCACCAAATTTATCCATCGCAACTTCTGGAGGAATTCCTAAAGTTGCATAAACCATATCTATATTTATGCTAAAATAATCCCTAAAATTACTATCTGAACTACCGGCATGACGTTTAAATTCAGCTCCAAGTGGCATGTTGTAAGTTTGTTTAGCTGTGCTTTGTGCTATTTTTGTAGCTTTTGCTTCTGCAACATCGGTCGCTGTTTCAGGAGCAACTCCTTTTCCTTTTCCAAAAGATGTAGCAATATTTTGAACTAACGGATTTTCACCATCTGAAAACTGCTTGTGTTCAATAGTATAAGGAATCTTTGCATTTTCCTCCGCCGCTTTTAATGTTGCATCCTTATATCTATCCATATTTGAAGCCGTCTCTAAAACAGCAGTTAATAGAGACATTCCACGAACATCTGATTTTTTATGCTTTAAACCATACATTAACCAAGCTTGGCGTTTGCCTGATTTGCTTCCGTATGCTAAAATTTTTTTGTATGTAAAATCTTGTTGTGCTATATAATAAGCAACGTGCGCTCCGGTTTTATCAATTTCAATTCCTTGTTTAATTATATTGTCTCTTTTTGTTGCTTCATTAATATAATTTGACATCAAAGGTGTTTGAATATTTTTACCATCTATCGTTTCAATAGAAGTTCGTAATCCATCATATCTCGAAATACAAAGAATGTCTCCAGCCAATAATGCATTTTTTAAACTTTCAACCGCTTCATCATGCAGATTATATTCTTTCGAATAAACTGATTGTTTTGTATTTGCATATAACCTAAACTGGCTTTCAACATTTTCGATATATTCTTTTAAAATTTGTTGATCAATATCAACTTTATATCTTTTTAATACTGACAAAATTGGATTTGATTGAAGTTTCAAACCACTACCTACAATCCATAAGCAATATTTGCGAATGGCATTCTGAACAATGTCGCTCATTATATAAGCTTCCCATGCTCGCATTCGGAGGGAATAATAATCTAATTTAAAATCTAAAGGATTACCAAGTTCGTAAGGAGTTTTTTCGCCATTAAAAGTTATTGGGGTGAGATTTAATCCAGACCACGATTCGTTAAATACAAAAGCCTTCGGCTCTAGTTTAATTTCAGATTTAATATTTTTTCTGAATATTTCAAATCCCAATAACTTCATATTAATCCCCTCCAAGGTCTCAACACAACTGAGCGACCATTTAATTTGTTTAGAATTTTATTTCTGAGCATCATAAAACGATCTATCGCATTTGCAACTGAAACAACGTCCCTGTATTGTGTATTTATCTGAACCTGACCATCGTTTATTGAATAACTTGAGACATCAGAATTGCCAGCACCAACATTCAACATTTGTAATTCTAAGGCATCAATAATTTGATTATAACGTTCTAATTTTTCTTCGAGCGTAGTTGATGATTCAATGTATAACTTTTCAGTTAATGCCATTTGAAATTAATTTGTATAATACAAATCTAATTAAGAAAAAAGTTGTTTAAAAGTTTTTTGATTTTATCGTATACTTTTACCTTAGTTTGAAATTAATTGTTTATTTTTACATGATGATGAGTGAAAAACTAGATAAGATATTTGGATATATTTCTAAAACAAATTTATCTGATATCTTAGGAATTAAGAGCAGAAATACTTTGTATAAAAAAATACAATCAAGCGATTGGAATAATCTTGAAATAAAAGCTATTAATTATATTTATAAAACTATTATTGAATGTCCTTTAAAGATCGATAAGATAAAATTAACAAATGATGAGATTCATATAATTTGTGAGAATAAAGTTGCTTTAGATTATATTAATATGAATATAAAATTTAAATAATCAATCTATTTTAGCAATCTTCTTAATAATATTTACAAAATCAAACCAAGTTCCATTTTTAACTCCCATCTCTTTTAATATTTTTGTTGTAATAATTTCTTTTAATGCCAAATTATAAACTGCTGTATCAAAAAAGTGATTGTGAGCAGTGATGTATTTTTTCTTCCATTTCCATCCTATCACTTCACCATCATCATTTTCTTCAATTCTTTTTTCCTCAGCTTCATATTGTTCAAAATATTTAGAAGTGTATTTTTCTCCTGTTGGTATTGGGAAATTCATAAATCCAGCGGGCTGATTTGTTCCATCTGTCCACATTAATTTTATCATTTCAGCAAGTCTATCTTTTAACGAATCAGATTCTAATATATATAGATTTGCTCTTTCACGTGCAGGTTTAAAAAAAGCTAAATCTTTATTATATTTAACATACTTATCATCCTGTTTCCCTTTTAATCCAATTATTAATCCCGGATGTTGATCAATAAATCCATAAGCATAATGAGTATAATAACCAGTATCTATTCCTGTTATTATTATTTTTCTTTCGCCATCGTCATCTGTATAATAAGTTTTAGAAATTATTTCATTAAATAAATAATCCCAAACATTATTGGGGTGTTCGTTTCTATAAGTCCACATCGGACGGTCCGTATTCGATTTCGGTTGATACGTCCCTATGCTTCCTTGATCAATTGAATAAATAGAGCCATTTTCAGACCATGCAAAAATATCATAATCAAGTCGTGCATCATCAATAATCCCATTTAAATCACATGCGCAAGTCAATAATATTATATTTCCATTGCCATCTTTTTTACTCAAATTATTTGGAACTATTCCTGTTTCATATTTTCTTGAATTTTTTATTAGTCTATTTTTTTTTATACTTTGAATAGATTCCTCCCACGGAAAACCCTCAACTTGATTTCGAAATACTTTTCTTTTAGATTTACTTTCATTACCATCTTTCCATATATCAATCCATTTATATGCATAATCAGTCCAATTATACATATGAGGAGCAGATGGAAAGCAAGGAATATGATAACTGTAATATCCTTCCCTAATAGATTCGGCTGTTGGGATCCATTTTCCTACAAGATTAATATCATATTTGTTTTTTTCTTTAAAAAAACCCCCGCATTCTTGACATATATAACCAACACTTGATTCAATTAATTTTCCTGCACCATCTTTTTCAAAATAAATTCCAATTGTTTCTCCATCTTTTTGTTTATTCCAAAGTATTTCAATATAAGTTCCACATTTTGGGCAAGGAACATGCCATTTCCTTTGATCTCCCATCAAGTATACTTTTTCAATATTCGACGGTCGTGTTTCAGGAGTTGAGATATAATATTGTTTCATTGATTTTGCAGCCGTGCTAAATCGTTGCTGTATTAATTCAAATAAACTTCCCTGTTCCTTGTCAATTATCGGTGCAGCATCCCAATCATCAAAAAAACCATATTTAATTGATCTTTGGCGTGCTAATTTGTCAATTGAATTCAATCCGCCAGCATACAAACGTCCGCCAGCATATTCTTTATATTTAGAAGTATCACCGGTTCTCTGATTTCTTTTTCGAATTGTATTTGGGCGTATGAGATGTTGAATATTGCAGCTGTGCAAACCTTGGTCTAATCTTCCTTCTATTATTTCTTTTGATAAATCATCATTTGCAGAAAGAAACAAACAATTGCCAGGATTGTTAGCAATCATCCATAAAATGCCATTAATAATCACCCCTTCAGTAAATCCTATTTGTGCACCCTTCATTATGCCAATTACTTTTGCGGGATGATAGGAGGAAAGTGTATCGACGATTTCTCTTAAATATGGAGTGAGATTGTACTTGAATTTTCCTGTTATCGTTGACACTTCACTTGTAAGTGTACGATAGCGTTCAGCATATTGGGAGGGGCTTAAGAGCATTCTATCTGTTTTGATAGAATTAAATAATTTGATCAATTTATTTATTAATTCTTGATCTGAAATCATGATCTCTCTCCTCTTGATCTAATCTCTTTGTATTCATCAACAATCCCATCAAGTCCGTTTAATAAATTTTCTTTTACTAAAGCATGTATTTCATTAACCTTATCCGTTAATTCTTTTTTCAATTCAATAAATTGATTGTGAGTTCCACCTAAACGTTCAATATAAATATTAGCCAATCCATCAATTTCCTGTAAATACGTATTTCTAAATAATTCGGATGAATATATAAAAACCATTTCAACAGCATCGAATGGTATTAATGCACCTTCTAGTTTTTTAATTTTTAAATCATCTAATTTTATTGATTTGACTGTCTTTTTTAGTGTTGCGACTTTCTGTTTGAATTCTACATTTCTCAATTCATCAAAGTTTGTAGTATCTGTCGTTTCTTTTATATATGAACTTTTTAGTGATTCCTCTTTATCCTCTTCTTTTTTAACAATCTCTTTCGTAAATATTCTATTCAAATCAAATGATTTACCTGATCTCATTTGTGATTCTATCCATAATTTATTGAATGACATTTCAATATCAATTCTTTTTTCTTTTTCATTTGGAATTAATTTACCATTCTGTATAGCCATGCTTATGCTCGCATTACTAACTCCTAATGTTTTTGCCAATTGACTGTATTTTAATAAATTATTCATGTCGATGTATTATTTTCCACAATAAACACATCCCATTTGACCAATTAAATCAGCTAATTGTTTTCGTGTTATTAAATTTGCCACTATTGATTCTTTTATGAAGTTTAATTAATATTATTAAATATTATATTTTTAAAATCATTCAGCATTTTTTCACGCAAGAAAGGTTCTTTAAATCTCCACGATTTCTGAATAGCCAAATGTTTTTCAAAATCTTGATTGCAATATTCTATTTTATTTTTTAAGCTTTCAGAATCAATAACTATATAATCTTTTATCTGATCTTCAAAACATCCAATTTCTGATTTTTTTATTGTATTCCAGCAATTTATATCAAAAAATACGACACAATTACAAAAGCCTGCTTCATACCAACGATTCCCTAAATTATTAAATACTGTATGTGTATACTCATCTTCTATATATAGCGAATATCTAAAATTGTTTAGTGTTTCTTTTTTTTCTTCCCAACTTAGTTTTTTAATCCATTTAGGATTACATCCAATATGCTTATATTTTTTAAAGTTTTTATCTGATGTGCTAAGATATATTTGTTCTTTTATATATTTTTGAAAATATTGCTTTCTATTTTCGCGCCACCGACCATAATAAATACAATCATATTTTTTAGGAGTTAATTCATTTGATTGGTTTGAAATTAATAAATTAAGATTTAATTCATGAATTTTTGATACATATTTTTGTTTTTTTGATACATCTACGAAATTTTGAATTATTTCTAGTTTTTTATTTTCTTTAATAACTCCGTAATGAATGGCTGGAAACATTGATTGTTCATATTCTCCTATCAACCAAAATATTCTACTATTAGGATTGTCTTTTATTAATTGAGAAGATTTATTGTATTCTGAAAATTGACTACCAAACCCACATATTATGCAATCATATTTTTTATTAGGTATTTTCCTTTTATCCCAAATCAAATCAGCATTTAAATAATTAGATAATATAACCATATTTCTGGCAGAAACCATGCTGGAAATATATGGATTTTGTGCATTCATTCTAATATCTAATAGAGCAATATTCATAATCCTGCTTTAATTAAAAAATCTTTATATGATATTTGCTTTCCGGAAATATTTATTTTTGTTTGCAATTGTTCTAATTGCTCTATTGAATCACATTTTATAACAAAATTAACTGACTCACTAAATGATGAAACTTCTTCTATATCATTAATATTTTTATTTCCATAATCCACATCTGAAATATCCGACAAATCTAAACCCCAATCTTCAAGTAATTCAATATCCCAATCTTCGTTTAATAATTCATAATCCCAATTGCCGAAACTTATATTATCTGCTATAATAAATCGTTTATACTCATCCTCAGTTAAATTATCTGATTTTTTAATCCATTCATCAGGAATTTCTTCATATCCTAATTCTTGCAAAGCTCTGAATCGCATATTTCCACCTAAGATAATATTATTATTATCTACAATAATTGGGCGCAACTTCATCATTTTTGGAAATTCTTTTATTGATTGAATAAGTTTCAAAAACTTATCATCTTTTATGAAGCGTGGATTTTTTGAATTTAATTTAATGTCAGATAATTTCATGATTCAGCATTTGATTAACTAATTAACTTTTCAAAGATACAAAAAATTAATCAATTTGTTAATTAAGCCAAAATCTATGTAGAAATATGAATTTTCGGACTTACGACTTAT